GTATAAACTCTGATAATTTTTCATTTTGGTTCCCTTTGGAATCGGTTTCATCTACCTCTTCATTGGTAAATATCTCTTCCGATTCGTCCACAAGAGCTGGTGGTTTAAAAAGCGACTTTATAAAATCTTCTCGATTTTTAGTCGGCCTGTTTGAGTCTTTATTCAAATTTTGATCTAAATCTTCGTTGTTCACGGCATCATCCTTTCGTTTGTAATTGGTTTCGACGAGCAGCATTTAATGCTCTATTCTGTGCAAGAATTTCATTTCTAGACATTTTCTTTTGAGGGCTATTTTTAATACTGCAAACTCGAATAAGGGTCAAAAGACGATTAAGATGCCACTTTTGACATTCAAATGGAATATTAAGGGCAATCATCCAATAATAAATTAATTCGGAGGTTATTACTTCGCGTTGTCGTCCTGTTTGTTGTGTTTTACCAAATGTGGTTGCTGTCATTGGAGCATCAATGTATTCATTAATGGTTGTTAATTGATCATCCGTTATAATATCCTCAATTTTTTCCGGAACGTTTCGAGAAATGATCATACATTTAACATAATCACGAATTTGTTCATTGGTCTTCTTTTCTTTAGCTAAAAATGGTTTGCACCATTTGGCTTCCCATTTAGATAGCGAGATAAGAGAATGTTCTAATTCAATCTGCCTACCTGGCACGTCAACAAACTTAGAGGTTGATTCATCAAAATACTCTTTTTCGGATGTAGTTATAATTAACATTTCTTATCTCGCTTATCTGCTAATGAAAAGAATCTATCCTATCGATCCAACAACCGTTGAATAAATTTAAGCATATCATCTTGGTTCGTAAGCATTTGCTCAACAAAAGCATCATATGCGGCCGATTGTTTAAACCGTACTAAAACTTCTGAAGATTTATTAAATGCGGATCCATCCTCACTACGTTCACCATAAGAAAGGTCGATAAGTTTATCTAATAGACGACCAACCATTCTGGCACTTTCCGCGACAAGTTGTGTCTTTGGATTAAATGGATCTTTTTCATCAAATTCACTTCCGGTTTGTTCTAATAGCAATCCGCGTTCTTTCAGTTGTTCTCCAAGCCGCATAATCTCACTATATGAATCATCAGAAGCTGTTAAGATATTGGCTTTTGAGACATGAAAATATAGATCTTTTGTACGTTCAACGCCATTGAAGTCGGTAAATTTAATTGTTTGTTTTAACATACTTTAATTTCTCCTTTTTAGATTAAAATATAGGCCCCAAAGGATTAGTTTGGGGCCATTGTATTACCAGTTAAACTGCTAAACAGCGGTTAACAAAGTAATAATTTCATCTGGTAATGGTAAGTTCGGCTCAGTTGTAGTATCACCAAACAATTCTTTTTCAAGCAAAGCCAATTTTGCGGCATTTGCTTTTGTACTATCAATAACTAATGTTGCTGTAGGTTTGTGGCCCGTCACAGGAACAGGGGTTGTTGAAAGTTCCCAACTGAAAGTAATGGCTTCTGGGGTTTCATTAATAGTGCTGTACGCTTTCTCTGAGGGAGAAGCCTGAGCACCATAAATAATGTGAATCTTATAACCAAGATCGTTACCTTCAACATCATTACCAAGAACCGTTACATAAACCAAACCAAATTTGGTTCTTGATTGTTGACCAATAAATGCACCAACTACAGCTTCAACAGATCCGTCACATGCTGCAAATTCATCTGGATAAGTGAAAGCTTCAATAGTTGCAGCAAATTCTTCTGCGCCAACAAGCGATAAATACTTAATATTATCCGCATAAAATGGAGTAGCCTCCGCTCCTGAGGGTGATTCTGAAACGGCTGTTAAACCATTCCAGGCAACCCCAAGAGGATATGCGCCCAAAGCGTCCATAGGATATAGAACGCCCTTACTAACACCGGTTTCGTAAAAACGTTCACCGATTGCATCCCAAACTAATGCTACCATAATAATTAACTCCTTTAGTAGTATAAAATGAATGTAAAATGATGTAGATTATCAGCAACAAAATGCCTATCAAAACTGCAATACTCGAGATTCATTAAAGAATTTGGAATCTCGGATTCTGGATTTTTATCTATAATGGTCACAGTATAACGGGTTTTGTTCTTATACTTAATAGAATCAGCATATGATGTATTAATTGTATCCAAAAAATATGTTATGCATGGATAGGTCATCTTTATCGATGCTGGGGGTTGAAAGTAAACATAACTACTACCTAACAATATTACTAAAATATCATGTAATGCGCGTCGTTTCGTTGAACCAAACTCATCCATTATAGACCTCGCCCAATTTTAAAATCAAGCGCGGACGTGCAATTTCAATAGTTGATACTTTCCATTTAACGCCCTGCCATATCACATATTTAATTGTTTCAAGATTTGCATACGCAAATATATCGCCAATTATACTTATTTGATTTGCTATTACAAGATTATCATTTAGATTATCAGTTGCTTCCCAGCGTCTCGAGTTTTGTAAAATATCGCCACGATATATGCGTTCTACAACATCATCTTCAAATACTCCCGGAGATACCTGTTTTGAAGTAACATAACCAACTTTACCATAAAATTTTGCCATAATATCTCCAGTCATAAAAGAGGGGTCAGTTTCCTAACCCCTCAAAATATCAATTAGCCAGATTAAACGGATGTATCTTCAGTCCAAATAACCAAAGCTGAATGTGGAACAGTTAATGCACCAGAGATACGAGTTTCGATTAAGTATTTATATTGATTGTAATCGATATCGAAATCATCCATCATTGTTAATGCACCACCTTTATCGGCACCCAGGGAATAATCAGCCATGTTAACAACCACACCAGCTAACCAACTTTTAGCAAAGACAGCAGTACTTGGGTTCGGGAAAGCATCCATGGTTGGAACTTCAACAACTTCTTTTACACGCAAAGCAGCTGCTAAATCGCTTTCGTTCTGGTATAAGCGACGACCGGTTGTATCCTTGAGTAACAACATATTGCTCAGAATATCAGGAGTTGTGAAGAATGTGGGGGTACCACTACCCTGGTAATCTTTACGACCCATAACGATTGCATCAATCAATTCGGCGGTTGTTGGTGCTGTATTAGCACCAGTTGCTTCAACATTTACAGGAACTGCATATAAGGCAGCGTCCAGAGCAATTGGGCGAATTTTGGTTTCGATAATTTTATCATCGCTTGCAACAGAGCGGCCATCGGAATGTAACATTGCACGAGCAATTTCCTCTTCCAACATAACACGCATTTCATTGCGTAACCAAACAATTACATCAAAATCGGTAATATCGATCAAGTCATCGCGATCAATTTTCTGTTTCTTGTAGACGGTTTGCGGATCGGTTGTGCGTTTGAGAATAGCGATAACTTCTTCAGCTTTCTCATTTCCTTTAACATAACCCATTGCCCGAGCGGTTTCCGGTGTCAAATCTGCAACAAGAGTCTTAATTTTGGAAAAGGGAACGTGTTTGGCAGCCCCAAAGATCTTGCCTACCCACTCCATTCGTCGTGAAAGGAATTGTGGGGTTGGAGAAGTTCCACGATAACCATCGGGGAACAAATATCCAATATCAGTAATTGAATGTTGTAAAGCTTTGTCTTCCTCATTGCCCTCATAAGCCATATAGGCATCCTGAATTGAATCAAAGCCATGGGCCAGGAACGCATTTTTCAGGCTAGCCTGTGAGCGCTGAGCATCGGCCAGGATCTCGCGCAGTTCGTCACGTGTTAATTTGTGCATAAGATTTTCTCCTTCAGTAACAGATTTGTCAAAAACGTTTTTTTTCATATCGGAATCTCCTTCAATAGATGTTTGTTTAACTTCGGTTGTTTCCTCTTCTTCGTCTTCGTTTTGAAGTTCGGAAGCTTGTTTCATCGCTTCAGCAATCATAGCATAAACAACTATTTTTTGCTGGTCATTAAATGTGTCAAAAATTTCTGCAACGGTTGGATCATCGGCCGCATCCTTTTCCTCAGAATCGGTTTTATTCTCAGCATGATAAATCTCCAACTCATCTTGGGATGAAATAATTGCTTCGGTTTCGTCTTCAACGATCGATCCATCACCATGTTGAAATGCGATATTATCAATATATGCTCCAGCATTTGCGCCAGCAATGACAAGACTCACTTCTCTAATGACACCATGCACGACATTCTTTGCCTTTTCAACAAGTGAATTGGCGTAGATTGATAGCGCTTTGATGTCTCCATGTTTAATGGCTTCTTTAGCATCTTGTGCTGCGGGAGACTCATTAAATGAACAATATGCATATACGCCATCTTTACGATTTTCAAGCACTGCATGTCCAAGAATATTACTTGGCTCATTGTGCAAATGTTGCCAAACTAATGGAACAGTCTGGCCATCGTTATCTTGAAACGCATCTGGAAGAATGGTCCGTCCATCGGTGCATTTCAAGCCGACTCTAGTTGCGTAACCACTAAAGTCATATGAACCTTTTTTAGCCATAATTTTTATAACTCCTTCTATTTTGAATTTTCATCTAGGTCTTCACCATCCTCCTCGGCAATGTCTTCTGTCGGCGTTTCCAATTGAGGATTTGCCTGGTAATTTGGTTGATCTTGCTGCGGCATGTTCTTGTTACGCAACTCATCCGCTTGAGGAGCAGTGGATGGTTTTAGTCCAAGAACAGATCGAACTTCATTAGATGTTAATATTTCATTACGTGTAAATCCATCAGCCATATCAGCTAATTCATTTGCTGGAATCAAACGCAGAACATCTTTGAATCCCATTATTCTTTGCCCTTGAGTTCGTGCTGTTTTTGTCAGGAACTTTCTACGCATTTCATCGGTAACACTTGTTACCAGGGGTTCAATAGTTCGATTATAATAATTCATCATCTTAGATTCGCTTGCTGTTCCATCAAACACATCTGCCGAAATCCCAAGTTGACTATACAGCAGATTAGTTAAATAAGTTATCTGCTCAAGCAAATTGTTTTCGGAAGGTCTGTTTAATTGTGTAATTCGTTCTGTACCATCAGTGTAAGCAATTCCGTACTTACTTCCACTTAACTGACGCTCAATAGCTAACCGACGTTCTTCGGCTTGCTTTTGCCTTGCTTCGGTTTTAATAACGTATGGTAATTGAATAATTAAATCAAGTTTTCCACTCCCACTCTGCTCATCAACAGCATCTAGTAAAATTAATTTACGAATTAATCGACGAAGAGTACCATTTGGTTCATTCATAACTGCATAATGTGGATTTTCAATAATACCAACAATAGCTTTAGGTAGTGTTATTTCTTCTCTGATTCCTTTATTATCATTGTATGCTTCAATCCGAACGTGGTTTGGATACCAAGCCATGACCTTTCCAGTTCGTAAAGATAAAATATCAAAGCCACCGGTCGAGATTGGAGAGATTGTTGTATCCGTTGGAATAATCGCAACTGAGCCTTCATCAAACATACTCAAAATAACATCTTGCAAAAATGATCGATGGGTCTGGTCTTTATTTGCTTCAATAGTTAAACAATTATTTAAGCCGGTATTCAACGTCTCTAAATAACGATTCTGATCGTCAACTCGAACATGAGCCAAATCATACGAAGCAACATCTAAAGCGATACGATTATAAATGGCTGTTAATATGGTCTTTTCGTTGCCTCCAGAAAAGCGAGGAGTTGATGGACCAACAGATGAATAATATCCAAGATCCCGATATGTATACTCTTCATCAGAGACCCCGCGAAATGCATTCCATGCCTTCCGCATTCTATAACTAATTGGTTGGGCCATAGATTAGCCTCCTTTTCTGATTACTTTTTCATATATGTATCCTACTTTCTTGTTAATTCGTATTGCAAATATTAGAATCATCATATCACCCAATAATTGTCTTCGGAACTTTAACAAGTGTTGTAGCAATGGCATCGAGAATATCACCAGGATTAGTCTTCATTGCCGCTTTAGCTAACTTGGCCCCAATTATACCAGCCATTGAACCGAGAGCAATTCCGCCATATTTACTCATAAAATTTTTAGTTGCTTTTATACCTGGAGTAATATCGTCTTCTTGAAGATCTTTAAACCGCTTTTCTTTCTGTAAGCGATTAATTCGTTTATCAAGTTCCTCATCAGAAAGACTTCGACGATTTTTTAATGCAGATTTCCGATCCTTTTTAATATTCGAACCACCCGATTCACCTTTACGAATACCCCATTTCATGCCGATCACTCCATAATGCATTAACTCTCCGTTTACATCCGTTGGAATCATTAGTTGAATAATATGTCCCAAATCGTTATGAATAACTTTAAGTAAAATGCGGTCATCTTGATTTTCTGCATGTTCAACTTCTGGCTGTGTACGCTCAACATAAAATGTAGGAAATGAATTAACATCTGGTAGAGTCCATGTAATTTTTACATCGGGATCTACTTGGGAACCCAATAACCGATCACTATGTTTTTGTAATGATTTAGTTACGGCATCTGCACAAGCCTGATAATATTCCTTTACCATTTTGGGGTCTGGATCATTTCTTAAATCAAATTTATCTCCATACTTTTTAGTAAAGTCTTGATTAATCTTCGAATAGAAATCAGCAGATTCATCGGCCATTGCATTATAGACATCTAAATATTTTTTATTAGCTAAAGACAAAGCTTTTTTTCCAGCCTTTTCAATTCTTTTATTGGCCTCTCTTTGTTGGGCTTCGGAATCATCTTTACGAACACCCCATTTCATGCCAAGTACGCCAAAATGGGCTAATACTGACTCTTCATCATCAGAATGAATAAGTGAATTAACTTGACGAAGATCTGTACTGCCTTTCATACTATTACCCATGTTTACCTCCTTTCTTTAAATATACTACACTGTTCTGTAATTTAAAAATACGATTGAATGT